ACAAAGACAACTACTTCGAAGCACTTAAGCGAAGAGTAACAAAATGGCATTATTTACCCGAACTAGGAGTTCATACAGAACATGACGATTACGCAGACGCATACACAGGCGGGTGGGCTATTCAGTAGCAACAGAACCAAAATCACCCTCATTCTGAATCTTCTTGTAAATGTACTTCCGGGTTACACCGGTTGTGATAATGCAAGAAGCACCAGACTGGTAACGGTCAAGAGGTGTCAACTTTGCAATACCAAAAACCCAACGAGTCCAACCAGGCATATTGGCGCCCAAACCAGTCAAATTCAAAACATTCTGTTTATCAAGAGTCTTGCGCTTTCTCAACCGCAACTGATAAGTACACGTATCGCCGGGGCCTAACATATACTTCTTTTTCGACAAAATCTTCATACCATACTCCTTTGCAACCTCAGGTATGTCAAACGGAGTACAACCAATAGACTCAATAGTAAGGGCACCAGCCAAGGGGGCACCTCCAACAGCAGGAATGTTTCCCTGCACCGCATCAAATACAGCCTTGAGATTAGCTTCATCGCCGCCGGCTTGAGCATCCAACAACGGCTTCCTAAAATACATCTCATAAATGTCCAATTCCACATTTCCAACCGTATTGGTGCCACCAGCGGTGTTCGTCGACGAATTCTGAATCGTAACATCGAGAACCCCGCCTAAAAACAACAATTTACCAGTCTTTTGCGCGCCAGAATTCAAATTTTCGGACGTAACGATATTATACAAATCACTATTACGAGCAGAAGTGTTATTGTCAACGCCAAACAGACTAAAATCAAGCAAGAGCTGAGCTGTGGTGGGGGCAGCTTGAGTCCAAGTTGTAACGTTATTAAGCAAGACAGTCCGAGACCCAAGCTCTTTCGTGATACACGCGCGAACACGTTTCTTAAACCTCGAACGCCTCGAATGAAGACGTCTGCTACGCTTAGAACCGCGCCGACGAGAATAAATATTGGCCACATCAAAATATTTGGTCACCCCACGACCGTTGTTGGTAGGCATAACTGCGTCTTTTTTCGCCCTTTGCAAGGGGCGTGGTTCAGGCTTCTGCGAGCCCCACCAGTTAGCGACCCTTCGCCCAACAGCTCGGCCCGCACGAACAATATTCCGTTGAACAGTCGGGTTATGAGCCAACGAACCAACAGCAGCGTAAGGGGCGTAACGTCGACCGTAATGCGCTAACTGATGCTGCAATCGAGGCATGGTAAATTCAAAAATGATTAAAATCCCGCCAATCAAAAGAAGGACAGAGGACAGGGACACAAGTGTGTGGTAATAGTAAGCACACACCTTGGTCCAGGAGGGGGCGGGCTCGCGCCCCGCACCTGCGTTGTACGTTCTCAACCATGGCTCGCTCAAGTGTAATCATTTATAAACTTGCCCGCAAGGACACAAGTCAATGGCAAGAACGAAGGACTGGATATTCACCTTAAATCACCCAGAAGAACCCCTGGATTTGCAACCATGTATCGACGACGGTACTCTAATATACGCAACATACCAACTAGAAGTAGGTTCAAACAATGGGCAACTTCACTATCAAGGCTACATCGAAGGTGCCAGGCGTTTCCGACTTACCCAGGTTCGCAATTTAGCACCAGGACTAAGGCGCGCCCACTTCGAACCGCGCCGAGGTTCACGCCAAGAAGCAAAGGAGTACTGCGAGAAAGAAGAAAGCCGATGTACCTCAGCAATCCTCGAGTGCCTCAACCTGACGTCATGGAACATCCGCACGGAGGTTGGGACCTGGCGTACATGCTCCCAGGGCGCACGCAACGATCTATTATCAATCAAAACGGATTTAGACGCTGGCGTGGATGAAAAAACAATAGCAGACAACCATTTCAACCAGTGGGTAAGATATCACAAAGCATTCAGAGAATACAAACGCATAAAATGCCCAAACAGAGCATGGCAAACTGAAACTCACGTCTTATACGGACCAACAGGAACCGGAAAGTCAAAGTGGGCTGTCGAGCAGTTCCCTGGAGCTTACTGGAAACAGCGAAGCCAGTGGTGGGACGGATATGACGGACAGTCAGTCGTCGTACTCGACGAGTTCTACGGATGGATACCATTCGACCTGCTACTCCGATTGGCCGACCGATACCCGCTGCTCGTTGAAACGAAGGGCGGTCAGACGACTTTCCTGGCGAACAAGATCATTATCACCACCAACAAGCTTCCGGCTCAATGGTACAAAGACAACTACTTCGAAGCACTTAAGCGAAGAGTAACAAAATGGCATTATTTACCCGAACTAGGAGTTCATACAGAACATGACGATTACGCAGACGCATACACAGGCGGGTGGGCTATTCAGTAGCAACAGAACCAAAATCACCCTCATTCTGAATCTTCTTGTAAATGTACTTCCGGGTTACACCGGTTGTGATAATGCAAGAAGCACCAGACTGGTAA